CTTTTTGTTTTCTTTCTGTCTCTTCTGTTCTTCGATGATAGGTTTCATGAACACATCCATAGCATCGTTACCTGCTTGAACGTCATGGTTGTATGTCCTACCTTCGAAAGACTTCTTACCTATGTCATAGACACTGAGGCTTGACATGTCCCAGTGATCTCCTAGGTGAACGATAACATCAGGCTTAGTCTTGACTGCGTAGTTACCTGCCCATTCTAAATGATCGAATGAGTTACCGGGCTTACACTGTGTGTCAGGGATTACTAAGTGTCTCATGCTGACCTCTCTAATAACTGTAAATAATAAACCGCATCAACTACAACCAACGGTTGAGATTTGTTTTGTTTAATCACAAGCACAGGTTCTCTATCTTCAGGGCAGTTGTCACTAGCTTGAGAATAGAAAGCATACACAGCCATAGACTCTCGTGACTTACACTCAACAGATACCTTTAGCTTATCCCCTGCCAGTTGAGAGAACAGGATGTCCTCACCGCCAGCACCCATGCTCGTAGACCTTACGTCCTCGTGGGAAAAAGGAAAGAGTTCAAGGATTTGATCTCTGAACCATTGCTGTAGCTTTCTTCCTTTGGCTTTTGCACTTTGGGTTTTCATAGTACGTTAGTCCTTATTGTAAGTATAAAGGTGGTTCCCAAAGCTCATTCTCTTGTCTGCGTATCCATAACAACCTAGCACGTTCTGTTATTTTATCAGTGTCATGCTTGTACTTCTTGCTCACAGCATTAAACAGTTCGTCCTCAGTAACACAGTCTTCAAGAATCTTGTTGGCTTTTACTGGACCAATTCCTACAAGTCCGGGGATGTTGTCAACACGATCACCTGTTAGTATTTGTAAATAAAAATTCCTTATTGCTTCTTGTTCTGTTACGTAGTATAGGTCTTTTTTATTGAAGTTATAATGCCAACCACGTAGCATGTTCAAGTCCTTATCAACAGACATAACACATGAACGATCTTCAGGTAGGTCATAGACAGCAATGCCAATAGCATCATCAGCTTCTTGTCCTTCAATTAATTCAAAGCCCCACTTGCTAACCAAGTATTCTCTAAGGGTGTCATAGTGTACGGGTTTTCTATTGTTCGTTCTATTACCCTTGTAGTCTTGCTCAGTAGCAATCTTGTTTCTAAAATTTCCTTTGCCTGTTATGTAACCAGAGTAAGACTCAACTCCTTTAACGCTTAATAGTTCATCAACAAAATGTCCCATCCGAGCGATAGCATACTTCTCTTCTTCTGGATCATCGACAGAGAATCCTATTTTGTAAACTAGAATGTCCCCATCAATGAGGGCTTTCACATCCTGCATTGACGGGGCATTCATTACAACGCTTCCTCTAAGTTGTCATCAAGAGCAGACTCATCTGCCTCATAACGAATTAGATCAGTAATCACCAGCTTGTTGATACCCGGAGATACACCTGCCTTACCTTTGAAAGTGTAAGCATAAGGTTTAATCCAAGCTACTCCTTTAGAACCATTCCCTACTTTACAGCTAACACCATTACCATCTGATGTCTCTGTCCTAATAGGGAACTTCTTAGACTTAGCTACAATATAGAAACCTTTATCTTCCTTGCGTTTGACTTCGATACCTACATCCTCAAGTGCTGTCACTGCACCTTCAGATAAGTTACATAAGTCAACTTGATACTTCTCAGACATCTGATTAGGTTCATCAAGAAACGCCCACATGATATCGGCTTTTAACTTTATTGCTTTTAGGTCTTGCATTTTACTTCTCCTTAGTGTGTTGTTGCCCAATTATTTCCTACCTTATACTCACCGTCGAGTGGGCAACGTAGCCCTAGTGCGAGTCCTGCTTCCTGAATTGCCTGTACGCCTAGTTGACCTACAGATTCAGAGAGTTCTTTCTTTGTTTCTATCTGCCATTCATCATGGACATTAGCTACAAATGAAGCATCTATTATACCACACTTTAACTTATCGTGCAATAGTATCAGTGCTTGTTTCATTACTACTGCACCTGCTCCTTGCAGTAAAACATTCAAGGCTGCATGTTGTGATCGAACAGTTAGCTTACGTCCATCAACACTAGGTAACCACCCACGTTTAGCTAGTTTATCTACCTTCTGTCTCAGTGCATGGAGTGCAGGTGTGTTAATAAGGAAGCTCTCAATTAACTTCTTACCTTCACGTTCACCACCGCCCACGATAGCCCCGATCTTAGCAGGACCAGCACCATATAGAAACGCATAGATAAAAGTCTTTGCTTGATCTCTATCAGTAAGACCAGCTGCCTTCATGTTAGCTGTGTGAATGTCACCACTCAGTATCTCGTTGGTGTACTCCTCGTCACGCATGTAGTGTGCAAGCATTCGTAATTCTAAACCAGAAGCATCAATGCCCACCAGTACATTACCTTCGTCCACTGTCCAACACTCACGACACTCCTTACCAAACGGGTTACCAACACGAGGCACTTGTGCAAGATTCGGCTTGCTATGCGTCATCCTACCTGTCACCGCTCCGTTGGTGATGATCTTACAGTGTACCCTGTCGTTGTGATCCGCATGGTCAATCCATGATTCAACTTGAGCCACCCGTTTCTGTACGAGTAGGTACTCTGCAATGATGCGAGCCTGAGGTATGTCAATAGTTTGTAGTACTCTCTCATCTACAATCACCGTACCTTTCTCAGTATGTTTAGTGGGTTGCCATCCAAGAGCCATCAATCGTTCTGCTATCTGCTTACGTGATGCCGGATTAAACACTTCTGTTTTATCTTTTAGTTTCTTACCTGTCTTCTCACTGAATCTTACAGAGACTATTGGGTAGAAGACTTGTTGCAATTCAGATTCGATTTCATTAATTCGATTCTTCCAACCAACCAAGAGGGACATCGCTTGTCTGACATTAAGTTTGAAGCCAGTATCTTCTTGCTGTTTAACGATAAGCGCGACACGATGTTCAAGATCAACTGACTTACCCCAGTCCAATAGATCATTAGTAAGACGCTTGTATAATGTAGCAGTAACCTCAACGTCTTGCTTGCAATACCTAACCATCTTTGAGGTAAGCCCTCCATCAAAATCTTTAAAGTCATCCTTGATATTTCCTAGCCTTAGTCCCCAAGCTCTTAATGAATGCCCATTTTCTAGTGTTGGTTTTAGCAACCTTGACATTACGAGTGTATCTTTTATCTGGTGATTGTCTAGCTGAATGTTCCAATGCTTCTTCAATACTGGTGCATCGAAACCGATCACGTTGTGACCAATTATAGTACTTTCTTTTGCCAAAAACCCTTGTAGCTTTTCTGCTTCTGTCCATACCTTAACCTCCTGTGTTGATAAGTCTTTAGTAACAGCACACCAGATACGTGATGCGCCCATGTTAGTCTCGATGTCTATGATGATTTCTCTCATGTCATTTCAATCTCAAAATAAATGTCACTGTTTACATAATCTAGTAATGAAAAGTCGTCTGGTAGTATGCTCTTCTTCCTGAAGAATCCTTCATACGATGGGTGCTTTTCTTCAAACAATCTACCATAGTAAGCAGAGTAGTTTTCGTTTATCTTGTACTCATCGTTACCGGATATCGCCATGTCCCAACGCATCTTACCTAAGATATTTCTGACAGCAAACTGCGTTCTACCAAGTCCAATTAACTCTAAAGTAATTGATTCAAAAGTGTCATAAATATGTGGGTTATTTTTATGATACGTTTTAAAATTTGTAGCCCATTCTAAACTCATAATACATTCTCCTCCTCATCTTTACGTTCAATCATTCTACCAGTGTCAAGGTCATAGAGCAAGCGACAAGCAGGACCAGTGAGACCAGAGAACCTGTTCTTCAACACACGTACATGAGTGGTGTGTCTCTCAAGGGGATCATCGTCTTGTCCGTTACGTTCTAATCCAATAACGATATCACTGAGCTGTGCTATAGAAGCAGAGCCACGTAGTTGTGACAAAGATGTGGCAGCTCCCTCTTCGTGACCCTTACCATCAGGTCTCTTGAGGTGGGACACAACAAACAAACAGATACCACACTCTGCTACCAGCATGCGTAGCTTAGTCATGATCTCATCAATAGACTTACGCTCATCGCCTGACCCTTGTGCTGAAATTACAATCGACACGTGATCCAAGAACACGAATTTACACGAGAGACCTTTAGCTAGATAGCGAACACGACTCAGTATGTTATCAATACTTGTTGATCCGAAGTGATCGAACAAGAACATACGTCCTGTGCCTAGCGTGGCATCAAACGATTCTCGTAGCTCCTCAACAGAGTAGTTGACATCAGGTAGATGTAATGGTTTGTTGGCATGCAGGGACATGATAGATCGTGCTGTCTTCTTAGTTGATTCCTCTAAGAACATTAGCCCTATGTTGTCATCAGTGTTATTCAGTACGTGGTGTACAATTTCTCTAACGAACTGAGACTTACCTAACCCAGAGCCAGCAGTGATAGTCACTAACTCATCACGTATACCATACGTCAGCTTGTTAAGCCCAGCAAACGGATAGTCTACTATGCTCTTCTCGACAGGCTTAGACACCTCATCCCATAGCGTTGAGCCATCAATGATACCATCAGGTACGTAGCGTTCAGACTGCCACCACTTGTCAAAGAATAACTTCTCTTCACCAAGACTGAGGTAATCACATGCGTCCTTGTACTCAGGCGTAGACTTAAACACCTTAACCTTTGATCCAAAGACATCTGCTATGTGGTTGCTTGCTGTGATACCCTGCTCATCGTTGTCCATGCACACAACTATCGTATCGAAACTGTCAAGCCACTCATAGTTATTCTTGACATCGTTACTGGCAGAACCAGCACCGTTTCTTATTGATACAACAGGATACTTACTGCCTAACATCTGGTATGCGGCCAGTGAATCCATCTCCCCTTCCACCAAGGTGACAAACTTACCACCCTTATTGAACAGGTGCTGACCGAATAGCGTGGCATCTCTCCACGCACCAGTGATACTGAACTTCTTGTCTGCCTTTGCTCGTTTCTTATAGGCAACTACCTCACTCTCTTGATGATACGGAAACCAGTAGTTGTTGTTGTCCTCGACTACACCGTACCGTTCACACGTTGATCTAGTAATACCTCGATCAGCTATGGTCTTAGGTCGTGCATCTTCAGGAGGCTTCTCAAATGCAGTAGTTACTAAGCTCATGGTTGTCCTTTTATTTTCTTGTATCCCTTGCTTGTCCAAAGGACGGGTTGTCTTACACGAAAAGCAATAAGTAGAAGTCTCGTAGTAAGTCAATGCGTCTGATGAATTACAATCAGAACAAGGTTGATGTGCATTTACTTGAGTCATAATAATTTATCTCTAAGTTGTTTAATAATAATTTTTATTAACTTAATCTCTAAACTATGCAGTTAGAATATCACAAATTTAATCATCTGTCAAGCCCTCATGTTTTTTATATTGATCTGATTGTAAGAAGAACTGGATTGCGTAGCCTCTCTCGTTAAGAGCTGTCTGTAATCCTTGTACTATTGTATCAATGGGGTACTCATCATTCTTTATTGAGTTAGATAGGTCTGAGATCAACCCTTCTTGATACGACTCCTCTTGCCACGCATCCTCTTCTGCCTCTGTTAGTATGTATTGCTTTCCGTTCTTGTAGTCATCATCAAACATCTTGTTCTCCTTTAGTTAGTGATCGTCAACAGTGATATCACCACCGTAGAATAGATCGTTAATGTTCTGAAAGTCTAGTTCTTCAGGGTATTCTTCTGACTCATGCTTCAGTGAGGTGTTACCTATCACATTAATATTATCTACTTGTTGTATACAACCAACGCACAGGTCTACAAACTCATTCGTTGCTATTGATCGAACGCTCGACTCGTAGTCACTGAGTAAAGCATCACATGCTTTGCATCTCATTAGCCTTCTCCTGTTTGATTATGCGAGTCATCCTTCACTGCCTCAATCCATACTTCCTCCGTTACTTCCTTGTCATCAATGTAAAAATGCTTGGTGTTGTTAGTCCACATCAATCTAAACTTAGGTCTGCCGTCATCGAACCTTATATACTCCGAGTTCATTCTTCGCTATCCTCCTCGTAATGATTCAAGTCTTGATTCTTGTCGCGCCAATAATCACCGAGGACTTCTTGCGCCCGCCATCCCTTGTGATAGTCAGCTACTTGTTCATCGTCCCAATGACATTCATCTAAGTCTCGATCACGTTCAGCCCAACAGTCAGCCATGCCTTGATCGTAAGGTGTTTTCTTTTTCATAACTCTATCTCCTATTATATAAAAAGCCTACTGACTAAGTATCCTAGCACAAAGAATATAATATACTCTTGAATTTCAGTAGCCATAAAGTCCTGCCACTAGATAGTAACACACCCACACGTAACCTGCAAACCCTAACCATAAAAACATGTCTAACTTATTCATAGCCTACCTCCTTATTGAACAGGTGATGTTGCCCTATCCCACCATATATCACTGACCTCTTGTCGTGGGAGTATGTCTATAAAAATCTTCTTCTTCTTTGCTTGCCTCACACTGAGACCCTCAGCAAGGGTATCGTAAGCCTCCTCAGCGTCTTGTAGATCAATGAACAACGTACCTACGTCACGCTCCCATAGAATGTAGCCACCGATCTCCTCGTTGCTCTCGTACTCATCCTCATCAAAGTCATTATAGTTATCAGTCATGTTTATTATCCTCTAATTTATTCATAGTAGTGTTACTCCTTCAACAAAATAATGTATCAAAACTACCGCGCACACTGCACGTGGTAACATCCATATAAAATCTTTAATCATAGTTCTATCTCCTTCGATACAATTGTAATCTCATCCACGCACATGACATGCCCATGCTTCATGACTAGTTCCTCGATGTCTCGCCAGTATCTTAATGCTTCGTACTCATCTTGAAACGTAATGATAGGCTCACCTAGTCTGGTTCTAATACTAAAACTTTTCTTGGTTTCGGTATACTTAATTCCGTTCGGTGTCATATTCTCTTACCTTTCTTTTCTTTGGTTTAAAGAGGAAAATATCCAGTGCTTTATGAACTCTGAACCTAGAATATAAATTATGTAATCTTGAATGTCCCTTTGATGGAACAAAGCCCCCTGTTTTCTTTTTGTGTTGGTCCATCAGTTCCGATCGTCTCGCTTGTCTTTGCTTCTCTCTTTTACTTGCCACGTGTTACCTCCATTCTGGTTGTTTGATGTTGATAGTATACCCCAGCTTCTCAGCTATTGCCAGCGTCTCAGGCGTGAGCGTGGTTTTATTGGTGAGTTGGGCGAACAGCTCCGCCCTCTCGCATGCTGGGTAGTACAGCGTACGCCCGTATACGTCTTTGGATTTGATTGTTAATTCCATTTTTATTTCTCCCCTAAAATTATATTTGCCATAAACTCGAAATAGTTTTCTTGTATTTTGTCCTTTAGTTTTTCGCTTGGGTTCTCTTCAATGCTTCCCATATCAATAGCAAGTTTCACGATATCATCATAGTAGCAAGGCATTACTAATGCTAACCCTTGCAACCATTCAACCATCGCGACCCGTTCGCCTGCCTGCTTTATGCGCCAGCCATACTCATCGTTAAACCTTTTAAAGATATCGTTTATCTTGCATTCATTCTCTGTTAATAGATAATTAATATAGTTCTTTTTGTATTCGGTGTGGTGTATTTTCATTTTATGCCTCCAATTTGGTTATTAAATATGCTGAATCTACTATAAATTGCGGTGCTTTGCCTCTGTACTTCTTATCAATCCAATCATTATATACCCCGTTAACAAGGCATGCAACGTGATTAATTGAGCCATGAAATCTGACAAGGTACGTACCTTCATTGTATTTATTGGCGAATTGATTAGCGTTTAAGCCCGTCATTCTAATGTTACCGTTCCTTGTGGCATTTAATGTGCCAGTATGTATACGTTTAGAAGTATATCCAAAAGCTTTCAACGCTCCGAGCTGTATTGAGTAATCCGCCCCACGTCTGAACTTGCGTCCATGTTTTTCTAGTTTACGTTGACAGCGTTTAAACGAATAGCCTGTAACTGTAGCAAGTGCTGTTACTGTACAAAAACCGTCATCGCCTAGTTTATAACCTACGTCTTTAAGTTTTAAATAATCTTGCATTGTAAAGCCTCCTGTTATTAATGCTTCCAACGCTCTATCTCTAAAACGCTGGAGGCATTAGCCTTACACTGTAACGAATTGCTAAGGGCTTTCGGTCTCTAAAGTGTTCGCGCCCCTGTGTTATCGTGCAAAGCTGGTTGCCTTACTTATTCGTCCGGACTTCAGCGTTTCCGCCTACTAACCTGAGACCCTCCGCGAATTACAGTGGCTTCGCTTCAAATCCTCCTATGCCGGTCCCTAGTGATTTTAAGCCGGCTAGTTAGAGAACATACGTAAACTTTTTAAGGCTTCTACCTCTATCGCCAATGCGACTTTGGTATTACGTCTAACTAGTGATCAGTGTTATTGCTCACTCGGTATGACTCACACAATACCACAACAATCCGACGTGTCAACCCCTAAATGAAAATAAATATAAAATAATTTCATCGCCTCATCGGATAGAGGAAACACGCACGCGTCATAATGAACGCACGCACGCGTTATATATACCACACACTCAGATGATAATGATTCTCATTTAGCTTGGCAGGAGCATCAAGAGGAAACACGCGCACACGTATGCACACACGCGCAAGACCCTCCCCAATTAGCACGAATAAGCCACCCCGTCAAGCCCTTTCTTTTCACATTATGAAAACCCTTTCAGGTGCATCAGGAAGTACGCGCGCATCACGTGAGCTTTATCACGCGCATGTTCCTTATTACGCGCAGGCGCACGCGTTATGTAGGTCTATACAGGCATGGGGGGAGGGGCTACGCAGCTCTGTCAATTATATATATACCCTAACAGACACAAAAAAGAGAGAAATAGGAATAATACTACATATATTAGTAAGTATAATAAACATTTAGAATCAATAAGATACGATATGATCTGGATAGTGTACATTTAGAACTAAATAGTGTGTGTCCCCTACTAAAAAACGCAGTAGATAGTAGAGTATCTTGTAAATAGTGCTTGACTTTTAGTGTAAAGTATGGTATAATACTGTCTTATTATGTAGACTAAGAGTAAACTATAATCTTAATACTATTATCCCTCGTCTTTTACTACATAGTTACTAGTTAATCAATAAAGGATAATCATATTGACCCTTAAAGATGAAGAACAAACAATTGTAAAACGAGGTAGAGGTAGACCACGTAAAACAGAAATAGATGCTAAGAAGAAACGAGGTGTTGTTGGTAGACCTCCCGGTGAAGCAGCTAGAATCAAAGAGTTTCATGCTAGATTATTAGCTACTAGTGGTGAAACAGTAATAAATACTATCATCAGTAAGGCATTAGATAACGAGGATAAAGATCAAGTTGCTTGTTTGAAGATGTGTATTGATCGTGTGCTTCCAATGTCCTACTTTGAGAAAGGTAGAGACGCAGGTAGAGGTAATGTTAATATACAAATATCAATGCTTGGTGATGCTAAAGCTGAAGTAGTAGATAATGTAGAGTATGAGGATGTAGATGTCAGACCTGAAGATTAAGTTACTGCCTTGGCAGCAAGAAGTCTGGGCTGACACAGCTAGGTTTAAAGTCATCGCTGCTGGTCGTAGGACAGGCAAGAGTATGTTGGCAGCGTGGCAGTTGATTGTTAGCGCCCTTGAAGCTAAGAAGGGTCATGTGTGGTATGTAGCTCCTACGCAGCAGCAAGCTAGGGACATCATGTGGCAACAGCTACTGGAGTTAGGTAACCCAGTTATAGCAAGCAGTCACATTAACAATATGCAGGTCACCTTGATTAATGGTTCAATGATATCATTAAAGGGTGCTGATAGACCAGAGACAATGCGAGGCATAGCTTTAAAGTTTGTCGTACTCGATGAGTATGCAGATATTAAACCTACAGTCTTCGAGCAGATTCTTAGACCAGCTCTTGCTGACTTGAAGGGTCACTGTATATTTATTGGTACACCTAAGGGTCGTAATCATTTCTACGATACCTACAAGATGGGTCAGAGTAAGAAGCCAGAGACTAAGGATTGGAAGTCTTGGCACTTTACTAGCTTTGATAACCCACTACTGGATAAAGAAGAGATTGAAGTAGCTAAGAATACAATGTCTACGTTTGCTTACAGACAAGAGTTCATGGCTAGTTTTGAAGCACCACAGTCAGACATCTTTAAAGAGAGCTGGATTGCTATTAAAGATAAAGACGATGAACCTAAAGAAGGCACTTACTATATGGGTGTTGACTTAGCAGGTTTTGAGAATGTATCCAAGCAAGCCAGTAATAAGAAGAAGTATCTGGATCAAACGTCTATAGCTATTGTTAAGGTTGGTGATGATAACAAGTGGTGGGTGGATAAGGTTGATGCAGGTCGATGGGACATTAAAGAGATATGCGAGAGAATCTTAGATCATGTCAAGTTATATGACATACAGGTCATAGCCTTAGAGAAGGGTTCTCTGATGCGCGCATTGTTGCCTTACTTAACAGAACGAATGTTAAAGCTGGGTGTCTACCCACGAATAGAAGAGATAGCACTGGGCAACAGAAGTAAGATAGACAGAGTGGTTGGTGCTTTGCAAGGAAGATTTGAACACAAGCAGGTAGAACTCTGTGATGGAGATTGGGTAAGAGAGTTTAAGGATGAGTTGTTAAACTTTCCCACCACTGGTGTACACGATGACATGGTAGATTCTTTAAGTCTTATTGCTCACATAGCTAACGCAGCAATGTACTTTGAAGATGAAGATGATGAATACGAATGTTTAGACCCTATAAGCGGGTACTAATATGAAAGATTGTAGGCTGTAGGCAACGGGAACTCGTAAGACTAACTTACAAGTTGTTCCTGCATATTGTAATTGTAAGAAAGGTAATAGAAATATGAACACCTACGTAA